GAGAAGATAAATTACTACAAAATGTTGTTGATATAAATGAATATAGGAAAGTTGCAAAAAAAATGCACTATATTGATTTAGATGAGGATACCGAATTTTAAAAAAAATGAAAAGATAAGATATATTATTGCCGGTACTGATTTTATAGATCCTCCAACACAAAATATTATCTGGAAATATGGAAAAATTCTTTTTAAAATAAAATCAACACATGGATCAGAGTGTTATTTTATTGAAGATTCAGAAGATAAAAGCAAAACAAAAATTTCAAAATATTTAGTTTTTAAAGTAAATTAATACTATGAATGGAAATATCAAAATAAATCCTAGTCAAATTTTACAGGGTGGGTTAGCTGCTCTGGTGGCTTGGTTGTTTAGAACAGTACAACAGCTAACAAATGAAGTCGCAGTATTAAAAGCAGAAGTTACAAATGGCAATGAAAGATTGGCTGAAGTAATAACAATAGTAAGCGGTATATCAGGAGAAATAACAGAAATTATATGGAAGATAGGCGGCTAATGGATTGTTGTAAAAATTGTAACTGCGGTGGCTAATAAGTTTTTTAGATTACTAATAATATTTTTTTTAGCCTTTCCATATCCTGTTATAGCTGAAGAAGTTGTAGAAACAGAAACATTTGAAGATGGAGAACAGGTTACTGATATTGTTGTGCCTCCAACTGAAAATTCCTTAGTAAAAATTGATAATACTTGGGAATATTATGGAGGAATGGATGGACATCATTTAGAGCTTGAATATCAAAAACATGGCGGTACAAGCAATGATTATGAATTTACTTTACCTACAGATCATGATGTTTATGAGGTTGGTTTCACTATTGGAGCTATGAACAATGAGGGAGAAGTAACATACAATCACAATGACGATACTTCACAAACAAACACTATTGATGCACAAACAGGTATGAATATTGCACAAATGTATGAAGATGTAGTTTATTCTGTTCAAGATACAGCTAATAAATTTATTGATAGCTTTATTATTACAATTAACGATTGGTCTTTAGTAGATAATATTGAAATAAAATATGATAGTACAACTACAACAACTCTTAATCCATTAGATGTACAACGTCAGGCTAACTTTGCTTCTTATGGTATATCAGAAACAGATGAAGAAAGAGGCATTAGAGAAGAAGAAGAAGCAATTATCCAACAAGAAATTATCCAAATGGAAATACAGGAAGCTATTGAAGTTGAAGATAATATGGCAGAAACCGGATATTCTGAAACAGATGAAGAACGAGCAGAAAGAGAAGCACGTACAAATGTAACAATAATTGTTGGAGATGAAGAAGTTACTTACACAGAAAAAGAGCAAAATGATGGAACTATTGAAAGGGATCAAGAAAGAGCTAAAAATGAGGAATTGTATGGGGTGGCATTAACTGATGAGCAAATTGAAAGAGGAGATCTTGAATTATACGATGTTGAAGAAGAAGAAATAGAAGAAGATTTTGAAATTATTGAGCTTACAGAAGAAGAAATTGAAGAAATAGAATATCAAATGGAGTTAGAAGCAAAAGAGCTTGAAATATTAGAAGAAGAATTTGTTTTTGTTGAAGATCTAACAGAAGAGGAATTTGAAGAGTTTGTTGAAGTAATTATTGATATAGAAGAATATATTGACGACTTAGAAGAAGAATTTAATGATTTTGAAGAAGAAATTATTATTGAAGAAGATATAAACTTAATAGATATATTTATAGCTAATGATCTATTTCCTCCTACAGAAGATGAAATAATAGAAGATTTAGAAAAGGTACAAGATGATCTTATATTTGAAGATAAAGAAGAATTTATTGATGAAACAGTTGAAATATTGGAAGATGAAGAACTTGTTGAAGAAACTGTATTTGAGGTATTTGATGTTTTCAATACAGAAGATGAAGAAATACTAACCGAAGAGGAAATAGTACAAGAAGTTGAAGAGCTAGAAGAGGTTATTGAAGAAATAATAGATCTTCCTATTGAAATTGATAAAGATGAGCTTTCTGAAGAAGAAATACTAGAATATGAAGAAGAATTAGAGGAGGCAATAGAAGAATATGTGGAAGAATTGGATACAGATGAAGTCATTGCAATCGTTGAAGAAATCAATGATGTTGGTATTACAAACTTGGATGAAGTTAGTGAAGAAACAGTTGCAATCGTGGCAGAAGTGGTTGAAGAGTCTATTGAAATCATCCAACAAGAAGAAGAAGTCTTAACAGAAGAACAAATAGAAGTTGTACAAGAGGTTTTAGGTCTTGAAGAAACTGAGGATGTACAAAAAATAGCCGAAGCTGCTAAAGAAGATGAGGATGTTCAACAGGCAGTATCAGAGTTTGTTGAAAGAGCTGTAGAGAATGCAGATGATTCTTTGATGGAATATAACATTGCGGATGTAATTGTTGAGATAAATTATGAAAATTTTGTTGAGGATCCTATAGGTAGTATTATTGATGACATACAGCTAGAAGATTTTAGCTTTTCTGAAATAGGATCGGATTTAAGCGAAACTCAGAAAGAAAAAGCTCAGGAGGTAGTAGTTCCTGTAATACTTACAAGAATTGCATCTCTAGCTTCTATGGTATTTACTAGGAAATTAGGATGATAAAAAAACTTTGGAATTGGTTAATTGAAGCAATTAGGGAAACTTTAAACCTTAGTTGGACATTAGTAGGTTTAATTATTGCAACTTTAACGCTTTCTGGATCTGCTCAATCTATTACAGCTATTGCAACAGTAATAACTTTGGCTATATGGTTATTAACGATTGGCTTTAGAAAATAATGTGCAAATGTCAATATATATGCTGCGGTTGTGAATTACATTGCAATAATTATACAAAAACTTAAATAATCATTAAAAAACAGTTAAAGTTAATAGTTATGGATTACATAATAGGATTTTTATTTGGTTTATTTATTAAAAAGATATTTGAACTCTTAAAAAGTTTAGCAAAAGAAGATATAGAGATATTTGAGTAATGGATTACATAGATGATATGTCTTTAGCTTTTCCTCATCAACAACAGGTAGGAGAAACTAATGTTGATTTTAAGAGGTTTCAGTATTATTTGTCTTTAGGGGCTTCCAGAACACTTAAAAAAGTTTCCAAAAATTTCACTCTTACAGAACGCAGAATAAAGCAGATTTCTAGTAAAAATCAATGGGTTGATAGAGTTGAAGCTATAAATAAGATGCTAAATGAGCAATTAATAGCTACTGTTTTAGCACAAGTTGGAGAAACAGCTAGAGATTTAGCAGATGTTATAAAACCTCTTGTATTTAAAATTATAGGGGAAATAAATGAAAGAGATCTAGCTTCTATGAATCCTACTGAATTAAAGGGAATATTAGATATTTGCTACAAGATGTTAGCTCAAATCTATGGAATTGGATCTCCACAAGTACAGGTTACTAATGTTGAATATCCACAAATTAGATTTAAGTGGGATTGGGAGCAAGATGGCAATAACGACTATTGATGCTTCTCCTCCTGATCTACATTCTGGACAAATAGAGGTAATTAAGGCATTAGAAGAAAATAGATTTGTTATTGCTGTATGTGGAAGAAGATGGGGTAAATCAACTCTTTCACTTGTTGCAGCACTAGATCAGGCTTTAAAAAGTTTAAAAGTATGGGTTATCTTTCCTGTTTATCCACAAGCATTAGAGGCATGGCTTAATATTAAATCTTTAGTAAGACAACTCCCAGAAGATTACGCAGAGATCAGAGAAGTAGAAAAAAGAATAGTTTTAAAGAATGGTGGATCCATACAGATAAAATCAGCAAATAAACCTGAATCTTTAAGAGGTGCAGGTGGTATTTCACTAATAATCTTTGATGAAGTTGCTTATATGGAAAAAGAAACGTGGGATACAGTTAGACCAATATTATCTGATAGCTTAGGAAAAGGATTGTTTATAAGTACACCTAATGGATTGAATTGGTTTTATGAACTGTTTGAGAATGCAAAAAAAAGAAAAGATTGGGCTACTTTCCATTATCCTACTGAGAATTCTCCTAGAGTTAATAAAGATGAATTAAATCAAGCAAAAGAAGAGCTTGGATCATTAGTTTATGCTCAGGAATTCTTAGCTGAATTTACAGAAGTAGGACATATGTTCAAAAGAGAATGGTTTAAGTATTTTGAAGTTATTGATGGAGAAGATCCAGAATATGTTATTGGGGATCAGATATATAAACAATCAGAGTTATCAATCTTTGGAACTATGGATACAGCTTTAAGTATTAAGGAAACTGCTGATTATTCAGTAATAATGACAGTTGGATCAACTAATGATGGTAAATTGTTAGTGTTAGATGTTTTTAGAGCTAGATTAGAAGCACCTGAGTTACTACCTAAGATTGAGTCAATGATATCTAATTGGAATATGGCTTGGCTAGGTGTTGAGGATTCAAGTTTCGGTCTAGGTATAATTCAAATGGCTAGGAGGCAGGGATTGCCAATAAGGAATTTAAAAGCAGATAAAAGCAAAACAGCTAGAGCAGTACCGGCAGCAGCAGGAATTGAAAATGGTACGATCTACTTTTTGAAAAATGCTAAATGGTTATTAGAATTTGAAAGAGAACTAACTAGCTTTCCATCTTCCGGATCTCATGATGATCAGGTGGATGCTTTAGCCTATGCAGCTAGATTTGGTATAGTTAGAAAGACAAAATGGAGTGTAACCTAATTGGGTATAGCAGATAATATTAGAGGTTTCTTTAGACCGCAAGAAACAGTAGAAAAAAAAGATTTTGGATCTTTTCCTACATCCCAAATTGTTTATCCATTTAATACAGATACAGGATTCTTTTCTGGTGCAGATGAAATGTCTCCAGAGGGAAACTCAGCAGCTTTAGCTTGTTTAAATGTTTTAGGTACTGCTTTTTCTGAGCCTCCATTATGTGTTTATTTAAGAACACAAGAGGGTAAAGAATTAATTTTAGAGCATCCTGCTTCTAAGTTATATGCAAATCC